GGTTGATTCTATTAAAACTCCAGAACCAGAAGCTACAGTTGTTGACTCACCTGCAAGAGTACCAGATAGAATAATCCCTCCCTCTTTAAAATACCAACTCGCAGCTAAGGTACCAGAGACAGATCCGGTAACGCCTGCTTCAAAAGAAGACGAATTCATCAAGAAAAGACCATAAGCTCCGCCAGCAGTTCCATTGTTTGCAGGAGTGCTTCCCATAATCCAGCCAGCCGTAGCATCGCCTGTTCCGGTTGCTGTTGGGTTTTGGTCTCCCAAGATTCTAACTACTGTTAGTGGTGCTCCATTTTTGAGCCATGCTGCTGCTGCGTATGCTCCGTATGTTGGCGCAGTTGGTATGCCACCACGCCATACATCAGAAGCCTCGTCACCTCTTACTGGCTCACCAAAGATTTGAATCAACTCCGAGAGTGATTCTACTCTTGTTGGCAAAAACGCTGGTCCTCTTCTAAATCTACCAATAACAACTGGTCCAACTGGTGGTGCTGTCCTCGGCAACTGTGAATTATCAATTTCATTGATAAAAACGCCGGGGGAAACAAACTTGAAATTCTTTGCTGACATTACTTGGAGTCTCCTTTTGTATTCTCTTGGAATAAAAACATTTTTTCTTTAGTAAATAGTAAGGAGCAGATAGAAAGGACAAAATTATTCAATATATCCAGTTCTGTCTGAGGAATATGGGTTTTTGCCTCGGAGTTTACCGTCTCCTGCAAATTCTGGCTCATCACCAAACACTGTTCTTTCTCTTGGAATTTTTACCTCAACTGCATTTTCCCTGATAGAAAATCTTGGTCTTTCGTCATTTGGACCTTCGCCAACAAGATAACCCAACACTTTAATGTCAATAGACGATTCAAATCTTCTTTCTTCACCATCCATGGCACTGATATTGTTAGCTTGTCCAAAATCCCCCTGAACAAAGGCTTCATATTTGTGATCATCTCTTTTAAATAATAAACTGTTTATGGTTCCGGGTCTAGTTGCAAAAACTTGCAAAAGTTCATTCATTTGTTGTTGATATTCTGTTCTTAAAACAATCTTATATGTGACATCGACATATACGATTGGTGGTATGGATATTGTTTCATACACAACTTTTCTTTTATTCGATCTTCGAATAAACTTTGGTCCTGTAGATGGCTCGAATGATGGTCTTTTTCTTTGTTGATCAGCATTATTGAACTCTGATGTCTTTTTTTGTTGTATTCTTCTAGCGATTACTAAACCGCCACCTTTTTCATCCCTTTTTACAAACTGATCACCATAATATGCGCCTCTGGTTGTCAAGTCTTTTACAACAGATGTCCTCTCTATTGTAATAATAGGCATAACAATCGCTCCTTCATCGTCTCTCAGTTCCTTTTTATTTTTTATCTGGAATGATCTTTCAGATGCAACCCATACAATTGGGACCTTTTCAAAGCCTTTGTTTGTTGTCACATGAAAGTTTATATTATCATTCATGTAGTCGTATATTGAATAGTCTATTGTTTCCAAAGTAGACGGCGCAAAAGACAAATCTTTTACTCCACTTGGATAACTTAAAGACGCTGGCTCTGGTGGAAGATCTTGGTATTTTTTATCATGTGGCATCGAATACTCCCTTTCTTGCTCGCTTGCACATAGCGACTATTTCCATTTTATGATCAACTTGACCAAATATTTGCTTAGGCTCATTTAACGAAACTATTTCATATAAAAATGATCCATATAAAAGAAAATCACCCTCACGAGCAAACAAGTCCTGATCCTCTGTCAGTCTCCTCTTGTGAAAGAATACATTTATTGAAGACCTTTTGTCAATTCCTATGTTTGTGTTTGTCGATTCAATCCCTTGCCATTCAACTAAGGCATGGACTCGTACTGGTGGCAGAAACGTTTTTTTAATCGCCTCTCCGTAAAGCGAGTGAAAGTTTGTATGTTCTAAGCTCACAGGATAATAGAGCACAGTTTGACCTATGACTCTTTCGATAACCTCGTCGTTAATCTTCTTTACAAGATCTCGCTCTTTCTTTCCCGTAAACAGGGGCGGAGGAGGATTGCTAGGTTGTGTCCATTTATTCTTTTTAGCCACTGATTATTACCCCACGAATACAGGCAGCGGAACTCCCTGCATTGTCTTTGTCGTGTTTTCTATTTCTTTAGCTGTTTCTTCGGCCAACTTAGGATATGTCATTTCGTCTAGGACAGTCTTTAGTTCATCCCTTAGCGCTATTTGCTCTGCCTTCCCCTCTGAAACTAACGCAGGACCATTAAGGGTGACACTATCGCCGGGGATCGGCAAAGACGCAAATTTGCTCCTTATATTTCCTAGCATCTCCTTACAAACTGCTAACGCAAATCTCCTTATCCACTGCTTGCCAATAGAGTTTATATTTAAATATTCTATGTTTTCATAGGGCAACGTATTCATATTGTTGATCCCTCGAACACCATCCTTGTCTTCGGATTCATCCCACGCATTAGATACGACACTAAACTCTACCCACATTTTTGTTGGGGAGACGTTGGTTGTGTCCGGGAATATTCTCAACTTATTGTTTTTTATTTCGTATGAAAAATGAGATATTCTAGTGTATATTGCATCCTCAAAAGCCATGGCTTGAGATTTGTTTTGCCAAACAGGGATGACCTCAAAGGTTGAATCATCTGCGTATTGACCGTAATATGAAAGATTCCCAACAGTGTTAAGTCCACCATAGTACCCATAGAACCTCCACATTGCCTGTGGTGTTTTGTAGAAAACCTTTCTAATAGTGACTTTTTTGCTATTAACTTCGTTGTAAAATGGACTTTCTGAATCATTAGTTGATGTAGTCTCAATGATTGATTGCAAATCATAGTCTTGTTGACCCACTGCGGTGTCAAAAGATGCAGAATATATTGGTATATCTCCTCCAAATCCGCCCTCTGTCGCTAAGGAACTAGCTACTCTCTTTGAGTATTCAAAATTGAATTTTGGATATCTAACTTCAATATTGGAACCACTCAACGTATCACCACTAACAATTTCTCCGTCTTGATCAAAGGAGCCAGTGGGGTTTCCTAAGAGGTCCGACATTGAGTTTTTTGCCTGATGAATATTTACAATATATGAATACTCTAAAACTGCCTCTTCATACGCTGCATACACTTGAAATTCTGACAACTCAATATCAAGTATATCCCCTCCAAGCTTCTGATAAACATAAGATACTTGATCTACAGCGCCGTTTTTAAATGCTGTCGCTGCGGCTTCTGTACCTGCTTTCCCGATATATACACCGTATGGAAGAGGATTTGTTTCAGAATCAACATTATCTGTATTGCCAGTTATAGGTAAAATAGACACACTTGTATTGCTAGCTGGTGTCAAAGTTGGAAGAGCCATACTTTAGATCTCCTTTTCTCAAAATAAAATACGCTATCTATAATTAGTCTTAGACAGCGTTTAAAGCAGTATAGAAATAAAAAAGCCCCGCCAAATTAATGACGAGGCTCTTTGTTTGTCTAGATCCTAGCGGGATTAGCCGTTAAGGTCACGACAGATAACAAGACCATACATATCTGGTCTAACCATCTTCTTAGCGTAGCGTGTCATGACACCCTTACGAGGTACAAAGTCCTCGACACCAAAGATAGTTGGAGTTACCTGAAGCGGTACATATGGTGCGTACACATATCCACTTTCGAGGAATGATCCACCTTTACGTCCAACAAGAATAACGTTTCTTGGGAAGTAAGGATCGACATAAATGTCCCACTTTTTGCTTAGTGAACCAACGTTAACTGCACCAACTGTTCCTCTTTCGGAATCAGCAGTGACATTAGCACGGAATCCAGCAGTAAACTCAAGAATGTTCGCAACTTCTGGCGAAACAACGCAGAAGTTAGCTCCACCACGGAGTGTCTTTCTGTGGATTTGAGCAGATACATCGTTAATGGTTTCGACAAGAGTTTCATACCATTCAGAAACAGTACCAGTAAAGTCAGCACCTAACAAGGATTCGTTGTCCAATCCACCACCAATTTGAGACCCAGTGGTTCTGTCGAGGAATCTACCCGGACGACGTGACCAGTAAAGAGTCTTTGCTTTAGCACCATTGATAA